TCAATGCTGACTCCAAGAACGGGTGTGCCTGGCATTACAGACCGCCAACAAAGAGAATTGGATTACCGCTTTGTTGTTCTAACAAGATTCGCTGACGGATGGCATTAGCCAAATCTGCCTCTGTTTGGACATTGCCTTCAACAGTGACATTGATGGTCATTCCTGCGTTGTCTGCCATACGGAAAGAGCCAGGGTCAAATTCAGAGGCCGAGCCACTAGAGCCAAAGGTTCCCATTGCTCGAAGTCTTGCTTGCTCATCGCCTAAATTTGATAGAGAAGTCGCAGTCAAAGAATCAGATAAAGTGTCAATGTGTTCTTTGAGCAAGAAACTAATTGCAGTTCCCTTGTCCACAGATTCACGCAGAGTTGTCAGTGTATCAATCTGCTCTTCAGCCGATTTTCTTGTGATGACAGATGAGGCAGGATTAAAAGGGTTTGGAATTGTCGTTGAAGGTGTGCCTGAAGGTGTGCCTGAAGGAGTGCCTGAAGGTGTGCCTGAAGGTGTGCCTTTATTCAAAGCAGCAAGATAGTTATTTAAGGCTGCGAGGGCATTGCGCCAAGATTGAGCTGCTTCATCACCTGGCAAAGCCCAAGAAGTGCTAAGAGCCTTTTGAAGCGCAGTGCCATCTTGCACTGTCTTGGCATAGTCGAGAACGCCCTGACGGGTCATTCCCCACTTGCCCATCAATTCTTCTATTTCTTTGTCGTCTATCTTCTCGTCTTTTAGAGCGCGAGTAAAATCAACATATTTCTGAGCTTCTTCTTTTGTCAGACCCCACTTCATCAAAAGATTGATGACCGCACCATCATTGATTTCAGTAGAGTTGGCCGAATAGATGCGTGCGATGTATTCGAGAACTTGACCAGCAGTGACTCCCCACTTTTGGGCAAGAACTGCGACTTCCTCGCTTGTTACAGTCTGATCAGATAAGACTTGCAGAAGGTCGGCATATCGTTGCGCAGCATCATTGAGTTTCATCTGCGCTTCGAGGTTTTTCATTATTGCATCAACTCGGCGAGCTTCTTCCAAGTTGCCTTGCTTTATGAGGTTGAGTCGAGCCGCCTCAAGTTGAATAGGGTCTTTCTCAGTTGTTGGCTTCACGCCTAACTTGCGAAGGGCTGCGAGCGCCTTGTCTGTCGCAATTTGCTCTTTGGTTTTCTTTATCAAAGTGTTGAGGCTTGATGATAAACCTTTGTTCTTGATGTTAGCAGCAGCAGTTGCCTGAGAGAGTCTGCCTAAATCTGCTAAGTGACCTTGGACAACTTGTGAGTTCTTCTGCATTGCCTCAGTGTTGTCATCTAGGCCCGCAGTCATTTTGTTGATGACAAGGAGGGTTCCGCCAACTGCTGCGGTAAAGGCAACTATGCCTGCGGCTGCTGCGAAGGCGGAAGTTCCGCCTGTGGCAAAGGCTGTCGCGGTGCCTGCGGCGGTGCCTGCGACTGCCTGCTTCTTAAATACACCTGTCAATAATTTGAGAGCTGCAATAATTGCGCCAATACCTGCAGCAACTTTTGTTCCGACAAAGGTGCCGACAATTAAGGCTGTGAAAATCTTGAATGTTGTTAGGTTGTCAGAGATGGTCTTAAACATCGAGGCAAGACCTTTAGTTGCCTTGATTAAAAATTCTATAATGTCGCCAAGTGCGCCTGCGAGTTCATCTTTGTTTTGTGCAATGAATTTCTCAAAAGCAGGAATTACTTGTGTTTGAAATACAACTACCAAATCTTCTAAGACAGGAAGAAAGGCAAAACCTAAAGTTTCAAGGGCTTCGCTGAAAGCAATTTGAATCCCTTGCATCCGACCCTCAAAGGTGCCTGCTTTTGTTGCTGCTGCACCTGCAAAAGTTTTCCCTAATTCAGCAAGAGCTGCATTCAGGTCTTTTGATTTCTTTATATCGGCAGATAGAGGAACGCCTAATTTTGTCAAAGCACCAAAGTTGCCACCGACTGCCCTAGCAAGACTTTTAGAAACAGTTTGTAAATCAAGACTATAACCAGCCGCAATATCAAGGGCAAGATTTTGCAAAGACTGCGCTTGGGTGACATCTTTGGTGGCATTGAGCAGAGTCGCTAGTGATGGGCGAAGTTCGTCATCGCTGACAGAAACAAGCCGTTGTTGCGTGGTGATGAACTCTTCCACTGAGGCAATGGCTGCTTCATTTGCCCCTGTCGTATTGCGCAGGGCATTGGCAAGAAGTGCCTGTGACTTCTGATCCGCAATGGCTGCTTCAACGCCATCCTTGCCGAGCTTGATGGCAAGACCTGCGGCTGCGAGGGTCGCAACGCCGAAGGCTTTGGCAATCTTCTTGCCGGCATCCTTAAACTGTTTTTCCAGTTTGTTCAGGTCTTTGATAGCCTGCTTGGAACCTTTGTCGTTGTAAACTGTGACAATGCGTTCAAAAATTGCCATCAGTTATTCCTCTCTCTTGCTCAAATTTGCATCCATACGCGCTTGAGCTTTGTTCTCGGCATCTTTAATTGCCTCAAAGATAGCGCGTTGCGCATTCTTCTTGTTGTCATCAACTGACTTAATTAGAGCGCGACCTTTATCATTGCCCAATTGTTTCGAAGTGGGAAGAACTCCATAATACTTCTCAATTGCTTGGATAAAATCTTGAGAGGCAGTTGGGTTTGTTGATCGTGAAGCGCGGGTTCTAGCGCGACTTGCCTTGCTTCCACGACCAGCAGTTTCAAAGATAGCGCCTGCCTTGTCACGCTGAACAACTCCGTAAGAATTGCGAAAGCCTCTTACATTTGATTTTGAGTCAGCAGAAACAGTTTTGATTCCTGCCTTTGCTTTGCCTAAATTGAAGGGCACAAAACTGCCACGGCCTTGGCCTGCTTTCAATGGCCCAATTAGGCCTGCGTTCTTGCTTTGCCTTGCCCATCCTGAAGGATGTATTCCATTCGGCATAATGTTTTGGCGCGCTTCTGAAACAATTTCACTTAAAACGCCTTTGATGTCTTTGTCTAAGGCTTTCTTTAAGTCAGGCGCGAAACGCTCAAGGGCTGTGATACTTGCACTAAGACCTTGAATGGAAAGCCTGTAATTTGGTGAATCCATTATTTGCTCCGCGCCTTTGCTCGTTCCTTCACATACACAAACATTGCCTCAAGAATGCCATCAGGTGCATCAAGTAATGCCACCGGTGAAATGCCCGACTCCACAGAAAGAGCTGCTATTGAATAAGTCAGGCTATCTCTGTGGATTCGGAAGAAGGGTCGGTCACCAGCGTGACTTCTTCAAGAGTGTCAAGGAAGTCATTGCCGAAAGGTTTGACAACGCGACCATTGTGCTTCATCGCAGACCAAGCCAAGAAATAGATGTGTTCTAGTTTCTGCTCTTCTGCAATTAATTTGGCCAAGCCCTTGCCATACTTCTGCTCAAACTCCACAATGACTCTTGGTCGAAGTGAATAAGTTGCATCAACCTCATCGGTTGTGACAACTCTTATTTTCAATCCATCCATTTTTTCCCCCTAGTAGATTTAACTTGTTGATTTCGTGATTTGGCCTGAAATTGGCCAAGTCACGCTCGCAGTGGCTAGTGATCCGACAGACCCGTTGAGAGGTGTCCATTCGGCAACAAGCACTGAGAAATTGTATTTCGGATTTGTTGCGCTAACACTTGTGTTGACAGGTCGAACTTCACAGGCAACGGCAGTGCCGAGCAACGGATAGATTGTTGCCTCAACTGACCCTGATGCGTAGTCCTGGAGAAATTCAAACGAAACGGAATTATCGGCAAGGCCGGCAATCCTGCGTTTCGCAGTATCACCAAAACTCGTCACATCAATAATGTCATAAGCAGTGCTTAAAGTGACACTTGAAATCGATGACGATAAGTCAGTCGATGCAAATGTCACCAAGGCATTATTGAGAACAAGTTTCGGCATATTAGGAAACGGCTTTTGTGATTGCTCCGCTTACAGGCCAAGTCACAGAAGCAGTTGCAAGTTCTCCAACGGCTCCGTTGAGTGGTGTCCACTCGGCGACAAGGCAGGAAACAGTGTAGAGAGGATTGGTCGCTGTTGTTGCTCCGCTTACAGGCTTGACAGTGACAGTTGTGAGTGTTCCTAGAAGTGGGAAGATTGTTGCCTCAACTTCTCCTGAAGCGTAGTCTTGGTGAAATTCCAACGAAATGGAATTATCTGCAAGACCGCCGACACGAGTGCGAGCTGCGGTGCTTGAAAATGCTGTTGTTTCTACGACATCAAATGATGAATTGAGCGTGATTGATGATACTGCATCACTGAGATCAACTGCATTGACTGTGACAACAGCATTGGTGAGAACGATTTTTGCCATTAGATTTTGGCTCCTTCTTGTGCTGGTTTGATTGTTGGTTGACTTGCTTGACTTGCTTGTATGTGGCCACTTGCAATGAGAGCATCAATGTTTGCGCCTGCATCTTCTAACTCTTTCAAGGTAAGAACCTCACCTTGTTTTTTCCCACAGACCTCGCGGCCTGAGATGACCTTGTAAGCCATTAGTTTCTCCTTATCCCCAAATCGTGAGTCTGTATCGGTAAGAAAGAAATGAAACTCCCTGTGAGTCATAAGTGCCTGCTTCGGCTCCTGTAACACGCAAGGTATTCACTGCTCCTGACAAAGTGCGATCGATTTCAAGCGCCGTCTTGATAGAGCCAGAGCCAGTTCCTGCAAGGAAGGCATCTAACTTGTCTTGTCCTGAGCGTTCTGAAAAGCGTTGCACAATCACAAGAACATCAACTTGCGCTTGGTCTAAACCACGGGCGTTGTCGATGTCGAATGTGAAATCTAGTTGACCTACAACTGCGGCAGGCGGAGTCACAGTGTCAGGAATCAAGTCATAAACCCGAAGCCCTGTGATTGTTTGAAGATTAGTTTTAAGACCATCTCGAACTTGGCTTGGATTCATACTGCCAAACCATTGTTTCTCTTCATAGGGCGAAGGAAGGCTTCTACATCAGGGTCAAGCCTTGATGAGAGTCTGACAGTTCCAAGTTCAGGAGTTCCTGCGATTCCAAAGGGTGATTGCTTGCGGACGAATATGCGAGAGCTTTGAATGATGCAGGCTTGCTCGACTTCGGAAGGAACAGCAGGCCAACCCCAAACGCCTGTTATCTTGCAGGCTTGAGGTAGATAGTAAGGCCAAACATAACGCCCCGTTGCAAGAAGTCTTGTGTAAGGCCAACCACGCAAACTGTTGTTGATAGGTTCTTCCATAAAGTCAGAAGTTGCCCAAACAGTTGACCAAGTTTGATTGAAATTGTCATCAGTTGCAATTGCGCTGATTGAAACATAATCATCAACAGCAAGGCTCCAAGGATCAAGCGGAGTGTAATAGCGAATGACTGGGGAGTTCACAGTTCCATTCGCATAGAAGAAGCGACCTGTAAAGTCATCAATCATTCTGCTTGTAGAAGTTATAGCAAGCTCAAGCAGAGCATCATCGCTTGTGTCAGTTATCGTCAGAGATGATTTGAGTTGTGCGAGAGTCGCGTATCCGTTGGTTATTGCCACTAGATTTCCTCTTCTTCGGTTTCAATTGAATTGCTCGTTCTAGCTTAGGCAGAGCCATTGCCGTTTCTTTGCGCTTTAATCTCGCCATAATTCGTGGTGTTCTTCCTTGAGCCAAAAAGACTTTGAGTGTGGAAGTATTGCTGCGGTGTTCACATAAATTGGGAAACCGAGCGATTTGATTCGGCGGCAGAAGAGCAAGTCTTCTCCAATCCATTCGCCCTTAATAGGGCCATCCCAAAACCAACACCAATCCTTGCCTTGATTTGGGTCTGATGCTTCCCTCATAGCTTCAAGAACGCTTCTGTGAATCATCAGGCAACCTGTGCCTGCTGCATCAATCTCAAAGACTGCGTTCTTGTCATACTTGTAAAGAGGGAGAAATCCATTTTCTGTGTCTTGAAATATCGCGGGAACAGGTTTGGGATAGGGCTTGCCTACAACTCCAAAGCCTGCAAAAACTAGACCTGCAACCACAGGTCGCTCTTTGTCGTGCGCTGTTTCGCATAATCGGTCAA